AGGGTGTTGATGGCAAGCTTGGCGTTCCATTCGGGTAAGCTGAGAATCTATATTGTGGCTGTGGCAATCCCACATCTCTGTACACCGTTGCAGACTTACTTCCTCCTGTGCTATTAAGACAACCATAAACGCCGGAGCTTGGGTTAATAAGAGTTACTGTTCCACCTGTATACAGACAGTTTTCCTTGAAGTAGCTATGAAATGCATGAGTTGAGTACCAACTAATTTGACTGTCTGTAAGTTGCCAGTCAGAAGTCCACGTACCAGTGAGAACCGGATAGTTTTTTACTGCGTAGTCATAAGCTGCGCAAGCATCAAACTTACCCCAGCCCTGACAATTATCCCGTACTGTTTTATTATTCGCTACTCTAGTTGAGTTGATTGCAACCGTCATTGCTTGATCTGCTGTTATTCCCTGTCTTCTAGCTATGTCTGCTAGAACATTAGCAACAGGAGCTACAGCAAAACTAGAGCCAATAACACCTACATAACCAGAAACTGGGTCAGGTACTGAAACTTCTGCAAACTCATTCACCATGTCTACACCAATTCCACAGGAAGTTACAATGTTCGGAGTAAATGTACCATCTACAGTTCCAATAGTTTTTTGACCTACCACTAGGACATCATGATTCGGATCAGCTAGCGACTCCATTCCTAATGGCGGTATTGGTGAGTCAGGCTTCCCATGAGAAGTAGCTGCAACTACCAAGGAATTATGTATGTCTCTACTCAAGGCTATAGCTTGTAAAGCATCTGCATTTTCCACATTTGCTGCAAGTGGAATAGTAGGAGTAAACATCATTGGGTAATAAGCAACTGCTGTTTGTGCTGTACCATTAGTATGACCATTTGATACTGCTTCGTTTATTATCTCATAAATACTAAACGGTACGTGTACTGCTCTGGAATAAATATAAGGGTTACCTACCTGCATTACAGCCCAAGCCACATTGTTGGGGTGGGGATACTTTGGGTCATTACTTTTCAGCCAGTTCCAGTAGCTTGCCGGCAGTCCTCCGTCATCTATCTGATCCCAAGTAACATCGCTATCATAGTATTTATTAGCTCTGTTCCCATCAAGACTAATAAGTTTAGGACTTGTCGCTCCTGGAACACCATCTCCTTTATATTGAGCACATGACATTCCTATGTTATCTGTCCAGGCATTTGAGTAGTATGGCCCATCAGTAGCTTCTTGAAAGTATAATCCAACCACCTCAGACTCAATCTGCCTGAAATGTATGCAAGTAGCAGTAGACAGCGAGCCTTCTATAGTAGCTGTCTGCGCGTTCCATTGCGCTTCTGTTGCTTGAGGATCGGCCATCAAAGCTTTTACCTGTGCAGAATAGGTATTGTGTACTACTGACAACTCTCCTAAATTATCTTCGAATCCTGACAAAGAAACAAAACTAGCAGGTTTCCAACCTAGGCTGTTAAGCTGATCCAAGCCTTGCTGTACTGTACAGTTGGGGAGCAGACTTACACTAATAGAACCACTGTTACTATCTGCAACCGCTGGAACACTAAATACACCTAATGCTAGCAACCAAAACACCTTCAACTTCTTCTTTAAGTAATTTCTCATGTTTGCAGCTCCTGTTAGTCCATACCAAGATAAAACACGGAGCCAGTTTCGCCTGCTGCTGGAACTGGAATCGGTACCACCGCATAGCTAGAGGTCCAGCAGTACACAACCACCTTGTAGGCTTCAGTAGGAGTACTTACATTTGCGCTTTTGGTAACCGCTACTGTGTAAATACCGGCGCCGCCTTTAGCTGCTGGTGTAAAGCTTGAACTGGTGTCACCATCAGTGGGATCAAATGCAGATTTAACTGTTATTGCATTCTGTGTTTTTGAAACAGCTACCGCAAACAATCCCGGCAAAGCTGGTGCTTCGTCAGTAACATTAGCCCCTATCATGTAGGTCCCAGTCGGACAGTTCACTTGATAAGTGTCGGTGAGAGTACCGCCTTCAGGAAGCGTGCCGTACAGATACACTAACCCTGGCCCCCAAGAAGGTGAATACAAGATGTTGTCAGGGGCAGCTTGCGCCTTACCTACCGGTAGTACCAATGCAAGTACTCCTGCCAATGCCAATGCTACCATTATGCCGTTCTCGAATCTGATCTTTCTTCTTAACATAACATTTTCTCTCTTTAGCTAGTTGCCGTAAAACTGTCCGGCTCAGTACTACGTGAAACCAGTTGCCTGCTTTAAATCGCTACTCTCGACCAAGTTGCAGAGCCGCGAACATAGGCTCCTACTCCTATGCCAAACGCGGCATTGTTGTTGTAGAAACTAGCCCCAGGTGCATGATTACCAACAGTTGCATCCAGCGTTGCACCATCAAGAGTAAAGTTATTCATAATGACATTACCGCCCAGTTGTAAGACTGCTGATGCGTTTTTAGTGAATGTATTGTTGTTGGCATTACCACTGGCAATAGATAGTTTAAGCGTGAGGTTAGCGCTATTCAGGTTTCCCAGTGAGGCGCCCGATACAGAGTTTACGTTCCCTACTGAAACCTCTACTGTTTTAGCACTACCAGGATATAAGTTAAATAAGCCTTTAGCTGAGCTTCCACGGCACACGTAATTACCGACTTGAAGTTTACAGCTTCTATCGCTTTCAAGTAAAAACGTGTTACTTCCAGACGTTGTTAAATCCTGATAGGAGTCAACAGATACAGAGTGCCCATCTAAAACCAAACAAGCAAACGCGCCTATATTGGGGCCTATCCCTGAGTAACTACCAATATGCGCATAAGAAGCCGCGCCGGTATTATTTAGCCTAATGGCTCGATGCACTATCGCTGTGCCAACTGAATTAACAGTTAGATTACCAACGTTAATATTGTAGTTTCCACCTGCGCCAATACATTCAATTGCGCCGAAAGAACTACCCGCTCCTAAATCAACATCATGGTGTAAATTGCCTATATTTAGCGTGGAGTTAATATTGCTTTGATTCATATAAACAAGGTATTGCCGTGCTCCGTTAGTGCCAGCTTTTGCCCTTCCTGTGATAGACCCAATATTAACTTTAGCCGTCATAGTAGCAGGATAATTACTACCTACTGCAATCGGCCCAAATGTCGTTGTATCCATTTCGGCAATCACCGATCCAATGTTACAAACTACTGTTGTTGCCTCTCCGGAAACTGTGTCTAATCTAAGTGCTGGCGTTTTTGCATTAGCATAGGCATAGATGGAGTCAATAGTTGCGTCTATTCCACCGGCCGCACTGCCTGCCAATAATATGCCACGTGTTTTCTGCTTATTAGGTGCGCTGTGTTTAATATGTATGGATTTAACAGGGCCATTTGAATTAACCGTAGTATCGGCGTCTTTTAAATCAAGCTCAGTAAAGCCCACATTAGAAGTTGTAACAGCGAATGGATCGTCACTGGCACTTCCGCCAATTTCTTCCACTATGATATTTTGCGCTGGCCCTATGAACTGCACGGAATTTGAGGGGCTTTCTGCCATTGGCATAGAAACTACCGAATGTCCAGAGTTGCCGATATAACAGCCGTATTTAATAGCGTTTTTTGTTTTAATTGTCCAGCGGATATTGGCTACTTTGTTGAGAATTGCCCCCATAAGTTGTAGCGGACTGCCAGCTGTGGTGTTGTAGTCTATTACGCCATCACCTTCCACGATAATACTAGCATCCGCTTTGTAGATTATAGGAGTACCGGCAAATGCACCCACGGGCGCCGCTCCATTAAAGCCGTACATATGGACTTTAAACTTACGGTTGTTAGTATCGGTGTTATCGATTGCCAGCACTTCATAAAATCCGTTGATCTGTTCTGCTGTGTCGTTTTTGATATAGGCGGTATCACCGACAACTAAGCCGTGCGCTACTGTTCCTGTGTTAAATGTTGCTGTAGTGGTTCCGGTTGCTCCTGCTCCAAGCACGTTGGTATCGTAAGCATAAGCGGCTGATACTAAAGCAACCTTATTGCTTTTCCAGTTCCGGTTAATGAACATGGAGCCTAGTACAGATATATCATTCAACAGGGTTACGCCTGCACCCAAGTAAATATTGGTAATAGGAGGCAAATATATCTTCGCGTTGCTGTCTGTTTCTGGGCCAGCACCAATGTTATAAACTCCAGGTGTAGTAATAACTATGGGGATATTGTCGTTAAGCGCTTCTTGTAGCGCAGTAGCGTTTTGCTCTCCTGTGTTTTCAGGTGATAATCCGCCGGACTCTTCGAATGGATTCCCCCGTGTAACAATATCTTTATATTCGACGCTCATAACAATATATCCAGAATAGTAAGGTTCAAAACACCAGTCGATTCAATTTCAGAAATTTTTATGTCTGCTGATTCGGCTGATAATGTAAAGAAAAGTTCTTTGATTTGTTGGGCGAATACATTCCCGCCACCGGAAAGCACAATTTCGTTAATAACTTTCTTCTTTTGCTGCTCGCTCAATAGCGCGTAACATTGGTCTAAATCAGCGATAGAGAAGTCACGCCATTTCGACTCAATTATCCTTGATTTCAGTTTGGTTTTATTTTTAAGCTGAGCCATTATCTACACCTGAATACAACGCGCCAACTAGCGTTAGTAATGTTGTCAAAATTATTAGTACTACGATTCAGTATATCAATATTCGTATTATAAAAGCCTATCGTTGTAGAATTGACAAAGAGCGAAGGCCTGGCCGCCCATTGTGCCGCTGACGGGGCTTCGTCAATCACAAATTGAACTTCATCATCCACCGAATAGCCGAGATCAGTCGTCTTACAGCGAATAATAACAGAAGCCTCTTTGGGTATCCGTCCCAGCCCGTGCGAGACACTAAGAAGCGTATTGTTTGTTATGGTCTGCTCTGAGGATTCAAACCATCCGCTACTGCAAACAAAGGCCGTTGTGGCTATACTGGTATCATTATCGCCAGCGGCTGGCGTTGGCGCCGTTGGGTTGCCGGTCAATGCTGGGCTTGCTAAGGGGGCATATCCAGGTGTTGCGACAAGTGAAGTCCCGTCTTGTTTTATGACATTAACACGGACAACCCCAGTGGAATCCTTATTGACAAAAATTCTATCACCGGCTGCGCAAGTATAACTGGCCCCGCCGTTTATATTTAAATTCGTGGCGTGGTGCGTCAAGGGCCAAGCCGCCGCCGCAATCAACTGCATTTGCTGGCCTGCGGTAATGGTAATTGCCGTTGTAGTGGTTGTCCCGGTTATAACAACGGTGTTTCCAGTCGCCGCCGTTAAATCTAAAGTAGTGGCCGAAGCGATAGCCGCAGCTGAAGCCAACTTAACCAGGCCGGTAAAAGTGTCTCCTGCTAAATTTGATTTCAAAATCAATTCGTCATATCTTACCGAATGCCCTGAAGAACTTCCCGCCGATAACCCCGTTAATTTATGGTTTGACATGGGGATGTCATTGGCAACGCTGGATTGGCCATCGCAGGCAATAGAATTGGTTATCTCCGAAGCAATATCGTTAATAACGGAATTGTATTTTGTTTCGTCAATAATGGTATTGACGACCGCCGGGAATGAAGCACCTGGCGGATTGTACACCCCTGACCCGTTTCTACTCATTAATAACTCCTGCTGCTGCGGGTTGTGTTAAGCGCCGAACTATATCGGCAATCATTTCCTGTTTATCGTAGCCGCCTAAAAGCGCTTTTTGCACTGGTTTTGTTTGTCCTACCCATGCGGCCGGAATTCCTATCGCCATTTTTGCCGCAGTTGCCGGATTGAAATAAGCCCCGGTTAATGCAGCGCCGGTTAATGTCGATCTTATTGCCGTGCCTGAATCATTCAAAGTATTGCCCAATACTTGAATTGCCGTTTCGGCGTCTTTCTTTAATCTAGCGGCTCCACGGCCAAAATTCGACTTATCCTTTTTTTTATCCAGTGCACGAACTGCACTTAAAAGCTGTTTGCCTGAAAATTCACCCTCTCTTGCGCCTAAGGATGTAGCGGCTTTCTGCATGGTTTTGAATAACCCGTAATGCTGATCAAGCGCCTTAAAATCATTGGCCGCTTGTTCTGGGATTTTCTGTGAAATATACGTCTTAATGAAATTAGATGCTGATTTGAACGAATCCCCTATCTCCTTCTCGCTTGCCAATGGTGACGACAAATAACGCTCGCTCTTTGCGCGTAATGAAGAGGCAACAGAATTTAATTGATCCGCCGTTAAGTTACGCTTTGGAAGCGTGTCCAATTCAACTTGAATTCCCTTAGCTACCCCTGGATTAGCGCGAATTATGGAATTAATCTTGCTGTTAAATATCGAATCTTTGTTAATTACATGAGGAGAAAGCGTGTTTTTATAGGCGGCGCTATAAGTCTTTTGTAGTGAATCAATGGCCTTGCTTCCGGTCTCTCCGGCTGCCGATACGTTAAGACTTGGGACTTCTGCCTTCTTAACAATGGCGTGCCCCCACTCTGTTACCGCGCGGTCTCTAGCGTGCTCTATTGCCTGTCCTACCCCCGGTATGGATTTGGCCGCCTCTTCCACCCTTCCGATCGTTTTGCCAAGTATGCCTGATTTATCTATTCCTTGGCCTACAGTGGGCTGAACACCCTCTGATATTAACTCTTTTGCGGCATCACTGGCCTTGAATCCTTTAATGGCATTAGCAATATTGCCGACAACAGCCGAACCTGCCGCGGTAGTTAATGCGTTATTTGCCCGTTCCTCCATGTCTCCCGGCGTTGTGGCACCGGATAGCAACCCTGACATGGCGGCGGTTTTGAGCACCCCGCCCGCTGGCAAAGCATAGTATGGCAATGAGGAACCGACCAACTTTCCGGCTCCGCCTGCAAAGCCTGTTGCATTCGACAAGCCTTCCTTCGCCATTTCGTTTAATGTTTCTGACCCGGTTATGCCACTGGCCGCCTTAAGTAGCTCTCCACCTATACCGGAAGTTAAACGAGTAATTGGGCCTTTTTCTGGCTCAGAAGGGGAAGAGCTACTACCTCCTGCTTTTGCTTCTAATTCAGCTAAGCGCCTTAAAGCTTGTAATTCCTCTTTTTCGTTCATTTTTTGAACCTTAATCTTAATTGCTCAAGCTCTTGCTGTTCTTCCGGGGTTAATCCAATATCCTCTTGTTCTTTTGCGCCCGTTATTTCTTTTATTTTAGCTTCTATATCTGATATGGCGTTATAAACATCGGTAATGTTTTGAGATGACTCTAAAATACCTTGTGCTCTTTCCAAATACGACCGATCAGCGTTTGATATTTGAGCGCCTAAACTTCCGCCGGTTGCCGCTAGTACCAATTGAGCGCCCAGCTTTTTAACTTGGGTTGTATTGGCTGTCAGTGGATCTTCTGTATTGCTATACTCATGATAAAGCATTCTCAGCCGATCAGCCGGACTCGCTCCCGTTATCATCTTTTCATCAGGCGGCACAAGTCGTCCCGTTTCGTCCCTGTTTATAACTGGATTTCCTGATTCGTCGGAAGGGTATAAATACCGATACATCTGATTTAATGTTTGCCCGGTAATCTTTGCGCCTTCTGTTCTTTTATTGCGCTCCTGTTCTATTTTTTGTTGGTTTTCAATGTCTGATACGGCTTGTTTTTCTTCGATCTTTATAGGTAATTCAGCCCGTGCTTTTGCTTCCGCTGCTTCGGCTGGACTTTGCCCCATCACTGGCCCTAAGACTTTTTCAGCATATTCATTCCCCGCCTGGCTATCAACATTACCTAATCCAGCGTTATAAGCGGCCAATCCTTTTTTCACATCGCCGCCATTTTGCTTGATCATGGCGCGTAAATAATCGGAACCAAAACGGATTTGTTCGTCTGGCGTATTGCCTTGCATAGGCTGGACGCCATAGCCTGGATTTTTAGCCGTTTCGGGCATAATTTGAGTTAAGCCGGTTGCCCCCTTTGGAGAAACGGCATTCGGATTTCCGCCTGATTCAACATTGATTAAGCTGCCAATCAAATTTTTAAAATCCCTTGGGTTAGCGCTATACTGAGTTGACCTGTACGGGTGCCCTTTTGCGTCGGTAAGTTCTACCCCTTTTTGCCCTTCTCTACCAGCCGTTATATTTGCTTGCAATTCTGGTGACGATCTTGACATTGAATACGGCAATTCCTCAATATCCGTTCCTCTTTTATTGACCCGTAACACGCCTTTTGTGGTATCCAGATAATCATAAACGGGGCCATCCTGCGCATTGGACATGCGCATTTTTATTGCTTCTTCAATCATTCCCGCTTTAGCCAAATCATTGGAGGCAGTCGGAGAAGAAAAATCTATCTCGCTTAATTGTTTTAGCCTTCTGGCTTGAATCGCGTCTTTTTCCTTGTCCGCCTTGTTTCCGATATAAGCGCCGCTTAATTGCTGTGCTATTTTACTGATAGCCGTTAATGGACTGACCGGCACCACATACCCGCCCGCTTGTTGATTGGTATCAATCGGCTCTTGTCCTTGTTGCATTAACATTTCGGCAATACGTTGCCTTCTGTCAATGGCGGCTTTTTCGGCTTGCATTTCTTCTAAGGTCATCTGGCAAACCCTCTGTTGTACTTGTTCATAACAATTTGACCGGTCAATTTATTAATATTTCCAACCCTATCCGGTTGATTGTTCCGTATCATTTCAGCCAATTGGAGCTCTTTCTGCCTGGCAACTTCTTTTTCTTTACTTGGTTGGTAAGCTTTTGAAATATTGCTACGGTAAGCGTCATACTTATTGGCCGTTTTCGCTACATTCGCGGCTTTGCTTAATATCCCGGCAGGTGATCCACCCAATGAAGCTAAAGCAGGTGTTACCGCATTGGTGGCGGCTGCCGTACCCGCCGTGCCGAGTGTGCCAGCCCCAGAAGCCCCCGCAACACCCTGATAAGCGCCAGAAGCGAAAGCGGGCGTTATTGCGCCAGCCCCGACTAAACTACCTGTTGTTGTGCCTGCCGTTGCTCCTGCACCTGCTCCAATTGCGGTGGATTGAAACGCCGGTGTTATGGCGGCTGATCCCGCCGCTCCAAATCCCGCTGTTCCGCCAGCCGCGCCTGCACCGCCACTGGCTGCAGGCGCTCCTGCATTAGACGCGCCTGCCGCTGCTCCACCTGTTGCATAAGTTAATGCTGCAATCAATGCAATATCGCCGCCATGATTGTTCCACCAGTCCTGATACGCTTTGTGTCTTTCCGGATCGACCTTGCTTAGCGTTTGCCGGATTGGATCGGCTTGGCCGAGTGTTTTGCTTTCAAAATTTAACGCCGGGGCAAGAACTCTATTCGCCCCAGTGATTAAATAATCCTCACCCTCATGTAATTTTTTCGATACTTCACCGATAACGGGTAATTTTTGCGTCAAATCTAACGCGCGAATCATTCCTACTACGGAGGATTTATTTTTATCCTGCCACCCTTCCCGGTAATCCGGTTGATTGCGCCAATCGCCGTAATCAATCATTATCTACTCAATGCTGCGCTACCTAAAGACCCTATCAAGCCCGCTCCAGCCGATAGGTTATTGTTGTAGTTTGCCTGTTGTTGGTTGTATTGATTTTGCTGGGCTTGCCCCTGCGCCTGAACTGCTCCTGCAATAGGCGCTGCCCCTACATTTGCACCAGGTTGATAACCTAAATTGCCGCTAAACGGACTCGATACTTGCGAGCCTGACAGCAAGGCGTTAATTTCATTAAGCGGAACTTGACGCTGTTGTAGCATTTCAAATATCGCTTGATTTCTCGCTTGCTGGTTAATAGCAAAATCTGTTTGCGCTGCCTGCGTCCCGCCAATAATGGCTTGCTGCCGTGCGTCGGTTTGTTTCCTGTCTATTAACCCCATTGCGCTATCGTAAGCGGTGGTTCCCGGCCTTATCCCTGCCGCGATAAGCTCAGATTGCTTTGCTCTTTTTTCGCCTTCTATATCGGTATTTACCCGCGACATCATGGCGTCTATTACATCCTGACGCGCTTGCCCGGCGTCTTTTGACTGTGGCCCCAACGTTGTGAAGTCTACCGGATTTGAGAGTGACCCTTGAACATTCTGCGCGGCATTGGCCCCCGTCTCCGATAGGATTTCCTTCCCCCGGTTCTGCGCTTCAAATATCCTTTGCTGTTCAGGAGCAAGCGTTTGGGTTATCGTCGGTGTTTGGCCTTGCCAAGTGACCTTTTGAGTACCATATGGGTTATATATATTTGGATTATTAATTTTTCCCGTAGCAATGGCGGCTTGTAAATTGGATTCGCCCTGTGCTTTAGCGGCTCCTACATAATCCGGCGCTTTGGGTGCACTACTACCGCCCATGGTAACTCCTTATTTTGTAATTCAATAATTTTGCGTTTTGCTTTGATAGCACCCATATGTTCATGTCGCTATCGGGTGCGGCGTCATGAATGACATGACTTAGGCAAAACCCTGCGTGCCGTGCGATACGATCGGGTTTTGAACCGGATTGTGTTAAACAAATAATCATTTCCACGCCGCAAACGTTAAACGGATAATAAAATGCAAACCATAAAAACTCCCGTGTTACACACGCACCATTTGTTTTTGCAATGTGCATATGAATAGATTTGCCATTAAACCAGCCGTATCCGACCGCTGCTATTAATTCCCCGTCTTTTTCAAGACCGATACATATTTCTTCACAATAAGAAGAAGCACCAGACTCTTTCATCCATTGCCTACAGCGGGCATAGTCCTTATCGACAATTCGATAGGTCATAGTAAACCGCCCGTTTCCAGGACATAATCCGAAGAAATCCATTGGACACTGATATTATTGCTGCTGATTTTTACCTTCATAGCCGCACAAAATCCGGGCCATTCATTGACGGATTGCCATTTTTGAATAACGTTATTCAGTGATCCTGAACCCCACGTGCTCACACCCCATAACCCCACACCCCACAATGAACCGGAAGTTACCGAAGAACCGCTTGTCCCAACAATTTCATTTTCTGCAAAATCTACGTCAATGTCAGACAGAAAATTAAGTGATCCATTGCACCTAAAAACTGGTCTGAACATTTTGAAGTGCTTTAAAACGTCCTTTCTGCCGAAATAATTAAACGCAGACTTCCCATAAGCAATGATATTAGCCCCATCATCTGAATTACCCGACCATGCCTTGATAACCTTTGTGGATTTGCAATAATAAAGCTCATTATTGAATACCTCCATATCCTCAGCGTCCCACCCGGTGAATTTGCACCATGCCTGCGTTATCGTGTTCATGGCATATTGATAATGGGTGCCGTCTTCCGCAATAGGTATATTTACTAATACCGCCGATTGAGCCGGATAAACCACCGCTTTCCAGCCAAAATTGCTTCCGTAACTTCTGGCCGACGCGTTAAACTCATTTTCTATTTTCCTGGATACAGCGCTTGAATAATTTGAGCTTGTCGCCTGGACTATGCTATTAATAGAAAACGCGCCGTTTTGTGTCAGAATAACCAAGTCGGCACCTTGTTTTGCAATACACCGTCTCCCCAAAGGATTGCCTGTTTCATAGACGCCTACTAATCCCCATGTAGTAGACGAAGAGGGATCAGTCCCTTGGTAAACGATAACCTCCCCTTTAGAAGTCACGAAAACCATTCTGTCATCCGGCCCGGATCCACTGTCAAGCGTCCATGATTCCATAGACACCAGATAGCCGCCTTTCTGTGCTACGCCGGATAGGTCAAATTTTGTCAGTGCCCCGCCTGCTGCGCCGGACGCCAAATACCAAAACGCCATTTGGTTGTTGGCAATGAACATTAAGCGGCCTTTGAAAATAGCCACATTGACAAGGTTTGTCGTCGTAATGCCGGTTAATGCCGGGGAAGACGCACCATCTACCGCCGTCCAGGTTGTTCCGTCATAATAGAGCGGTTTATCGACTCCATTCACCGCAATCAGCCATTGGTTAGTTCCATCGCCGAACATTTTCCATTGGTGTTTTCCGTTAGTTCTTGCCGCCACCGACGCGCCAACCGCCCCCGCTGAACTAACGTCATAAACGCCATTTTCGGTACTGCAAAACATTTTGCTGTTGCCGGATAGGTTGTTATAAACAAAAATGGTCTTGGCCGTCCCAGTCATGCCCGTAGCATGGGTAGCACTTCCACCGCGAATTTCACAGTAGCCGGGATTCGGGAACCAATTTTCCAAAATAACCGCGTCATTGGCTGGCATTTCCGCTAATGGATCGATCGCATTCCAGCCACCAATCGGCGCAGGATATGTCCTATGGTTAACTATCCGCTGTCTTTTTGGCGACTTAACGACTAATGGAACTCTCATATCCAAGAGCCATTCGATATGAATATTCCAGGAGAACTAGGGCCGAAAGAATTGTCTGAACTTAAGACCTTTTGTCCGCCGTCCCTGCCAATAGCTTCCTTAATTTGGTGCTCATACGTATTAAACAATTCGCCATATGCCAGTCCTTTTTCTGCTGACCAACGCCAACGCAGGCCTACCAGCAACAGTAACTCAGGGATACGGAAAGTGTCGGTATCCGCAGTAAAGGCATTTTTCGTTGTCGTGCCGTTTACGTCCAATATCCAATTATTGGATTGATATTCAAAAGCAAGCGTATGACCGGCAGTCGGAACGGGACTGACCAGCAAATTCCCACCTCTTAGCCTAAATTGCAAGCTGACGCCGGTTGAAGGGGAAGATTTTATGACTTGCCAATCTATGGAGTTTAACGGGCCTATTGCGGGAAGTTGCTCAGTTCTGTCCCATAACGTACTATTCTTGATATAGTCATAACCCGGCGCAATCGTAGTTATTGCGCCTTGGTTTTCGTTCGCTATAGTCGTATGGGTGGCCTCCGTTGTAAGGCCTGCCCAGCCATGCCGACTGACAATATCCTCACCCGTTTCTTCAAGCAGGTGCATAACCTGCAAAATCCTGTCGTCAGTAGACCCATGCACCGCCGAAGGCGCAGGAATGCCTACCCTATAACAAAATTTAGTGACTAACGCTAATAGATTCATCGTCTAAAAAATCAATGCCTGTCTCAAGAGGGGCTTTCATTTCAAGCATTTCCTCTACTCCTTGAAGCCTTGAAGTAAGGGTTTGTATGGTTTTTTTCAGACTTTCGTTTTCTTTTTTCAATGCCACCATTTCAAGGGTAGGCCGACCCCGTTTCGAAGCGGTTTGTAACCAGGCCGCCGCTTTTGTTTTCATATCTAATCCGCCCATTCCAAGTCGGCGAATCCCTTCGTCATTAATGACTGACAATTGCTCGACGGTCAAAATATGGAGCTTTATTGCGCTTTCTTGCTGCGCAGGTGAAAGGATAGCCCATCCTCGAATAGGGGTTCCCTCTAATGGCATTTCTTGGCCCTTTAGCCAGTATTCATAAGCCTTTTTATAGTCCTGAACCCATGATTCCGGTATTCTGTTGTTTCTTACGTCCTGATCCAGTTTCACGAACCAGTTTTTAACTTTATTTGGGATAACGTCCTTCGTGAATGGCGGGGTTATGTACACCATGTCCACGTCTGTTGCAACATACCGGCCTTCTTGTTGGCTTGCCACTGTGTTTTCAACAGCAACCCGCGCAAAGCGCACATAGGGGCGCTTGTAATCTTGTTCTGACAATATTTCCATATTACCGCCTTATAAAAAAAGCCCCGCCGAAACGGGGCTTGTTAGGTTTAAGTGACTTGCCCTTGTGCGAATGGGAAATTGATAATTCCTGATCCGTACCCGGTATAAGTTCCGGTTAGCGTAATACTGCCGGTTGCTGTTGCCAGTTTATCAACAGTGCCGATAGCGGATCCCATACCAATCGTGCGACCATCTGCCGACAGAGTCGCAACAACAGTAGAAGCCGGAACACCCGTACCCGAGAGCGCCATTCCAAGGAAGAAGCCGTCATAGCCGGAAGTCGTTACAAAAGCGCTGCCATTAACTGTATTCGCTGTGACGGTTTTGGTTCCCGTTGCCGACGTTACGTTACGACAGTTCAACAATTGCTTGCCGTTTGCAACCAATCCGCAAGTGCCCGCGCCGGTGATACCAATAACGGTATCCGCCGCAACGGTTGTGGTCGTTTTGTATACGCAACGGCCCGTCAACTGCGCCCAGAAATACGTCCCGGAAGCCGCAGGAGCCATTGCCACACCAAACGGAAAGCCTTGGCCCGCTGTGTTGGGTAACAGAACGGACGAAAACGTTTCATTGTAAACGACCAATGAGCCTTTCAATACGGCGTCATTAGATTTTAAATAGACGAAATCAGCGCCGCCCCAGTAAGGATCAATGGCTTTAACTACCAATCCTAAAGGGTGCCGCTGGGTTGTGTCGGGAAGAAACCAATCATTAAATGGCTGGGCTCCCGCATAGTTTAAAGGTGCAAACATTTTTTTTACCTCAAGTTAAATTACGGGATAATTACGCCTTGTTGTGCTCTGTTAGAACACACCAAATTGCCCATCCACAACAACGGAATAACGCTACCGTCTTGATTAACGGGACGCTGTTCTGGCACTTCGGTCAAATCAGCATCTTTATGCACGACCAACTTCAAATACTCAGTATTGATCATGTAAGTGTGATTGGCTGGAATACCGCTATTGCCGTCATACATAACGTCAGCAGTCTTGTATTTGATTGATACCAGGCCGGCATTGACGCTATCAGAGCTTGCATAACGTTTCAGCGAGGTTTGTGAGGCTTCAAAAAACTTATAGTGGTTATTGTCCATTACAATCAAATCCGGGCAATCATCCGCGCCGCGATCTAATTGCAACCACAAAGGAAGCATCGCGTCATTTTCAATGGTGGTTGCAGACAGCGTTACAGAGTTGACAGACAAATCGAATACCTTGTTTTGCCAAAATGACCAGGTTGTTGAGTCGATACCGCCCACAGTTCCGGTGTTATCGTCTGCAATAATGGCCTGCAAACCGTTAATCTGGTTGCTCAACGTGCCGTCTGAATACAAATCACTGGAAAAATTGTTGTTAAACGTGCGGATTGCATTTTTCATTCTGGACTTTGCCAGATTGATAATGCGAGAATCACCGGAGTTTATCCGAAGTTCTCTTCCAGACGCTACGATATTGATAGCGATTTGACGCCATTGATATTCAGCTGAACTGATTACGTCCGAAGCGGAAATATTCAGCGTATCCCAGTCTGAATAACGTTGATAGGTTCCATTTTGTGCATAATCTAACGGAGTGGCGATCGTTAAGCCGCCGTCTTCGAGCGAGTAGTTCCCTTTCTTCATAATGCGTTTTAATAATGCATTACGATTAGAAACGTTGTCTTTGATTTCTTTTCTGTGCTTACGGAAGGTTGTTGATACCAGCTCCGTAAACGTACTATTTGGGCTTGCCATAGTCTGTTTACCTCAGTGTTGAATAAATAAATGCCTGTCGGCGTTTAATCATCCCGCGCTTTTGGTTGCCCTGTCAGGGGCCGGAGCTGGTTAGATTGTTATATCTATTGTAAACTGTCAGTTTACAATCGATACCTTTATAGACTTATTGTATACCATATTATTAACTTGTCCGCATTTTGTTTATGACGCCCTGCATAGTTTCATCCCACGATCCAAGCGGCGAAACACTTTCTTTGTCTGTTCTGGCACGGTTAATATTAACAGACGAGGCTTTTTTTGCGGCTTCAGCTTCCTTTTTCTTGGCTTCGGATTGCGCTTGTGTTTGCGCCGCCATTTCTTTTGCGCGCGTAACAGGATTTGCCCATACAGCCCGTTCATAGGCCGATTGTAAATCGATACCCGCTTTCAGCATAATGGCAATATCTTCGCCTAATTCGTCAAAATATTTGTTTTTTGGATCACTTGCAAATTCTTCAACTTGGCGCTTTACATTGTTGAATTCACGTTCATTTATTTCTTGCTGGCGGCGCTTTTCTTGGTTTTCTATCCTGTTCAGACGCTCTTGAAGCTGCGTATATTGCGGATCAACTTCTTTGTCTTGCGGGATCAGTCCTGTTTGATAACCAATATGGAGGAATGCCTGTTGCCGCTCTTCCAGCGTACCTTTTGTAATGGCTCTATGGTGTGATAATAGATTGTAAACGACCTCGCTATCAGGTATGCCAAACTCCTTTATATCGTCTCTGTATTGCTCAATAACGCCATTTAGTTCATTAGCATAACGAAAGCCGTCTTTATATTGCTCGATTCCGTCCAGCATTTGTTTTTCACGCAATTCAATGTAATTTTGCGCTTCGGGCGGCAACTTGGCCCAAACTTCATGCTGTTCTTTGGCCCATGACGAAGGGGCTTGCTTTGTTTCCGGGATTACTTCTTCTTGTTCTTCTTTAACGGGTTCTTCGATAATTTCCTCAACGGGCTCCTCAATTGGTTCATTTACTTCTTCTGCTTCATTAAATCCCATGCTTTCCGCTATATCGGCAACGCCAGCGTCAATATCAAATTCGTCACTCATTTTTTATCCTCATTTTGTTGGCTATTTTTAAGATCGGCGGCCTTTACACCGAAATAATCCTCGAATAAATTTTCCTCAAATCTTTTTATGGCCTCTCTTATTTTTGCCTTTATCTGTTCTAATTCTGTCATATACTACCCCGCGTAAATTCAACTTTATTTCCGCTTTCCAGTTCTTTGGATAGCAGTTCTTTTTTTGCTAACGGCATAGTCTCCAATTCTCTTTCTACCGTTTCCTCAACCATTTTGTCCAGCGCAATATCGGCCTCTATCACGCGCCGGTCAGCGTCTTGAACCATGCCCGGATCGTATTCAATACAGCCAGACCGGGCTAAATCGTCTGACCTTTCCTTCATATTCCGGATAACCCGACCGTCAATAGGCGATTCATAGCCATTAAAATCATATCTCATGTGTTGCGGGATAGTGATCGTTGGCGCCCTTAATATCACTTGATTGGCGATAGCGCCACAATTGCACATAATCTTATTGCTATGGTTTTTTATGGACGTATGGCGCTCTATGATTTTTGCGCTTAGTTCGCATTTATACTGGTACGTTGGCATTTTCTTTCGACTCGCTATTTATTTTTGCAATAAATATCTTTGTTTCCGCGTCAATCCGTGCTTTCTGCAACTCTATTTCAGCGTTGGCGGCCAATTCCATTTGCTTCATTTGCATTTGAGCGTTGATTTTCTCTTGTTCAATTTGCATTTGCTGCGATAGCTTTACTTGCTCCATTTGCATTTGCTGCGCCATTCTTTCTTGCTCCATTTGCGCCTTACCCTGTTCCATTTGCTGTTGCTGCTGCATTTTTGCTTGCTCTAACTGCATTTCAGCTTCAGGATTGCCGTCTTGTGGTGGTGGCTGTGGCGGTTGCATTTGCTGGATGTATTCTTCGATTTCGTCCCCAAACTGAAACCGGCGGACAATGGCCATCATAAGCGCCTTGGCCCCTTCAAATGGGAATGATCCGTCTTGAATCAGTGGCGTTATGCCTTGCAAATATTGACCCAGTGCCGTCATGACCTCACTAATGTTTTTCTGATCTTCCGCCGCTTCGGGTGCTATGGTCGAATTTGTCTCAACGTCTATTTTGTACGATTTATTGAGATCGTTTTTCAGCAATCCCAATATTTTGTCCCATGACGGAGCTTGTAATATCTGTTGAGATTGCGGGTGACTGGGCATTGATTGCGCTTGTGCGATTTGTTCAGTCGTTACATATTGCAGGCCGGTCATATTGGCCCATGTTTGCTCGCTAAACTTAGTGGCGGCTACCTCAAGCATAATTCTAAGCATATCCCTAGCATACGTTTGGACTGCGCTTTGCATACGCTTTAACCGCATGGTTCCCCATTGCGATTTGATACCCTGCGCGGTTGCCGTTTCGTTGGCGTCGGTCGAGCCCCGGATAATATCGCTAATGCCGGTCACTTCATAGATAACCTGTTTGCATTGTTCACGACTATTTAACAATTCTGTCAAAACCCGTGACATTTCAACGATAGGCATAAACCAGATCGCGTTCTGGAACCCTTTTTCCGCCGCTAATGCACTGGATTTGTCCGCCGGAATAAATTGATTATCGTCCCCACGCATGAGGTTTTCAATGTCACTACCTAGTTCGGCGTCATAGATCCCCTTCGCCTTTATGGAGTTCGACAGCCGTATAATACGCGTTGATAGCGTGTTCAGTTCCTTGGCTTGGTTTTCATACAGCAAATAAGGCGCGATTACCGTTAAATCATGGGATTTTTCGATAAACTCAATCGGTTTAGGGATAGGATAAAACCCGGACAATTCCAACGGATCGTCGTCAACCTTCAGGAAATCGTCTTTGTTTTGCGGCGATAGGTAACGCACCTTCCGGTTATCTTTGTCCCATATCTGGTAAATGCAAGCTGTTTTAATCCCGCCCTGCTTTTCTTCGGCTTCTTTGGGCGCGTTTTCGTCTTCGGTATTGTCGTCATTTTTCAAAAACTTTAGCTTTTTCGCTATTTCTTCACCAAACAGCCGAACAGCTTCCTTTTTGTCGATATGCTCTTCGAACGCTATCCATGGCACTGTAGACCATTTTTTGCTATAGCCAACTAACATTCGGTCCCATACGATACTGTCAATACAGACCAATTCGGACTTTTTAACGTCGTCCTGAATGTCCGCGTCATATTTGATCCGGGTTATCCCACGGCCCGGCAATAGAGCGTCTAATGTCGCATTACGTAACCCTTCGTCAAATGTTTCATAGCCGTCAACGCCCGTGTCTAACAGGTATTCAAGCATTTTCTGAGCCGCTTTGGCCGCCTCATGGGTTAGCGGATCAACAGCATGTTTGAATCGCGGCTTGACCGTTGGCCTTGGCACGGCGGAATAGAGCGCAGGCAGTAGCGTGTCAGTATTGGCGTACAAAATGTTAAACGGCACCTCTTTGTCGCAGGTGTATATCTCGATAATCCGCTTGCCGTCTTCGCGAAATTCTTTATCCCGCTTGCGTGCGTCTTCAATTTCGCCTATCCAATACTCTATATCATTGCTCACGTCTTGCCCTCATGCGGTCTAAATGCTGTTTTGTGATATCACCCATGCGTATCGATTGTATTGATTTGTTAATCAGGCCATGATCCACTGGGATCGGTGCCGGCTGATCGTGCGCCTCACGCCATACTAACGACAGATAGCGCCACGCGTCGGCAGCGTGTGACGACCAGTCATGTTCCGGTGCTTTCGTGAAACATTTTTTTTCGTCGTCATATTTGTGGTGATAATGGCGCAATGCCTCCAGGCCGTCCTGACATTTAACAGAATCGAAACTACAAGCCGGGAATGTTGCCCTGCCTGCCTGTATGCCCTGCTCTATGGAGACATTGGGCACCCGCTTGACCTTGCCTAGGCGGCCATGGGTTAGCTCGATAAACTGTTGCGCTATGGTTTTGCCGCCCGCCGCTAAATGAGCGGCAAATGCGTCATGAGGTAGCCATTGCGAACTGTACAGATAAGGTTTGTCAGTCAAAATATTGACATAATACTCGATTGACCTATGGTTAGACTCATGGTAGTCGATAACGTTGATTTGCCTGCCGATCACCTGGAAAAACCATATCGCCGTTGCGTCTGAATTGCCGAGGTCATAAACGCAATTGACGGGGTACCGGTCATTGTAGGGTAACTCACGAATTGCACCGTTGGCCTGTAATTTGGCTATGCAATCCGCCCAAATAGCGCCTATCTGTGCGGCGTCAAACGATACCATATACTCTTGCTGATACATTGCCTCACCGAAATCCTCACCGTATTGAGCGTGTAGCTCCTCCCGGATACGCTGTAACTGGTCGTCGGCAAAAACCCCGGTATTAGTCACGTCACGGCAATCGTAAAACCAATCGTGGTTATCCTGTGCCATTAGACAGAGGCGGTAAAAATGATTTTTACCCCGTGGCGTGCTATTAAACCCTGCCCAGCCGTTATTTTCCTCGACAATCGGCATTAGATATGCCCAGGCCGACGGATTGCTAATGGCATACTCAGAAAACACTAATCCAACGGGCGGCGAACCTACCAAACTATCGTAGTTATCAGCTCCAACTAATTGTATAGTTGAGCCGACTTTTAGCGTTATCCGCATTTCTTGCTGATTTGTGGACGCCCGCAATATCTCCGGCACGATTGTGTCCAGTCGTTTTTTGCCGGTCTGTGGGTTAATGGCGTCCCACATGGATTTTCTGGCCTGTGCGTACTCGGGGAGCATGTACCAATAGTTTCCAACCCTCTCATGAGCCGCTATGCACATGTGATTGAGATACACGTCGTCTTTGCCAGCCCGCCGGTGATAACGGACTACTGAGCGTTTACCGCCTGATTGCAGGTAGTCCCATAATGGCCGCTGATATGATCGTGGCGTCCAGTTATTGGGTAGCGTGACGTTAATCACAAAATATATTAACTATATTGTCAATGATCGTTACGATTAGATCGATTATGTCCATAATGCACCTATTGTTTACCCCCCTCCGATTGAGGGGTGCGATAGATTATAACATTAATTGATCCGTCCACAGAACCGCTATGCTCAACCGCTTTTAACTGCGGGGCTAGATATTTGAGCAAATCGGTATAGATTCTAGCAGCAAGCGCGTCGTCTATGCCCTCCGCGCGTTTTGCAATATCAACTAATCGTTCGTCTGGTTTGCAACCCATTGCGGCAATTCGTTCTGACACATTAAATCTAGTGCCGCTCAACGCACCCTTTTTACGACCTGATTTTCCCGCTACGCCTGCCATTTTTTTAATTTATAAACTGTTGATTTACAATTGACCGAATTATGACTTGATTATATACCAATAGTTTACAATCAAATCAAGTTTTTGTTTTTACGCAATCATTGCGCTGTTATTCCAACACTGTTTATATTTTTATAGTTCCATTTCAATTACTTAGTATTTATAGAAATATAAAACTATACAATTAATCAAAAATATGAAATACTATAGCCGTATTCAACAATTAACTTTTACCTAACTGGAGACGAACATGATTAGTGAAATAGATATGAAAGTTGTTGAAATGCAACGCATGGTAAGAAGAAATGGATATTCTTTACAAGTTTCAAGGAAAGGCCCCTCTTTTACAGCATCGGTTTGGAACGGAGTAACGCAGCATGTTTGTTGTAAGGCTACGGGGCACGATAACCGTTTAGATGCAGCAAATGATGCATGGGATCAATTTAAAATTATTGCTAATGAATTAGACATTAAATTAACCGCTTAACTACCTGGAGACTAAAATGATCGGACTAAATGAAGCTAAAATGCACCTTAAATCAACTTTTGATAGCGCTTTTACCAAAAAATCAGGAACTAAAAAACAAAGGGCTGCAATGGCAAAATTTTGTTGCAGTAGGGTTCCAACTGAACAACAAGATTCCATATTATTATTATTGTGGGCGACTGACTATGCTAATAAATGGGTGAAATAGTTGACTTAAACTACGCATAAAATGAAAACCTACAAAACAAAAATCAATGACGTTGGCCTTATAGTTCAATACAACATGGATGCTGATGAATACGGGCCATTTTGTAACCTCATGAATATTTCAGCGGCTGATTCAGATATCGACATTATGGATATATTAGACGAATCCGTTAAAATTGAAATAGAGGCCAATATTGAACACTATGAAAAACACGGAGCATGAAATGAAATACCTAATCACAGCATACAGGCCAATAAACGGATTACTGATAAAAGTCTGGTCAGCGGCCAATCTAACAGAACGCGATATGCTCGACCTGACTACCGGATCACCCTATATGATAGTAGTTGAGACAATGCTACCTATATAAATTATAACACAATTGGAGATAACACTATGAACGCAAAACAATTTTTCACACCACGCGAAAAGTCGAACGACTTTTTCATTGCCTATAACAATAGGAAAAATACCATAGCGGACGTTTTTGCCGCGTATGACACGCCTATCCAATACCTCATGCCCGATCAAATGCCGGAATTTGTCAACCCCTGCGTTAGAAATGATATTGCAAAATCAGACCAATACTACAATTACGTTTTAAACCGGTTAAAACTTTTAGTTTCTATTGGCGTTCCGACAGAAACAGAAATCAGAAAAATATGGCCATTTATTTTGCATTTTGAAGAATGGCTCAAACTTAACCCGTGGGGATTGCTGTCATGAACCAAATCTATTTTTCAGCGTATCAGGTCGAAAAAGCCCGCCGCGCTGCCTTAGCCGCTCAAGAAGCCGAAATAGCCGCTTATGAACGCCGTGGGGCTTGTTATCTGGCATGGATTATTTACCTATCAGTTATTATGGCTATTACATTTTTTGGATTTTTAATCGGGGAATAACATGACTAATGATGACGGCAAAAAACTATATGAGCTAGACTGCATAAAACGACCAACTTACCACGACGGAGCTAAACGCAAAGCGTGGTCTCAATTGTCTACAATAGCAAAATGGTCTTGGTGCAGGACACTGTTAAAAGTGCCCAACGCGGAATAACGCAATTAGATAAACCGTTGCCGGCGCGGGCATGTGTGCCGGATGCAACCCAGCGGATTATGGTGGCATCATAGAAAAAATAACCGCGCACCATTGGCCGGGAAATCCTGGATTAGTGCTCCAGGCTGTCATAATGAGCCTCCGACCCGGTGCAATGGAACCAATAATATTTTTTTGTTTATGTATTGACATTTATTTATTTTGGTATATACTATAATCAACTTAACAAGAAATCAATCGGTGACACCCCATGAACACAGAACAATTAAAATCAAAACTTGAAAACAAAATAGCCTTTCTTGATACATCGATGCTCTTGACAATTTGCAAAGAAATGAACCTAAAAACAGAGCCAGAAGAAATAATAATAAGCACGATGGTTGAAAGAGAGCTAGAAAAACGCCTAAGCACTCGCGATTTTTTAGCGTTAATGAATGAATTAGAAGCTGAACTGGACGCCGCATGAGCCACGGAGGCAAAAGAACAGGAGCAGGCCGCCCGCCTGCTTCTGTTGAACTAAAAAAACGTATGATTAGTATTCGGCTTCCTGGATGGTTACTAACCTGGATGGATAGCCAGAAAAACACTAACCGCGCAGTTTTAATCGAAGACGCGCTTAAAAAAGTGCATGAAATTGAACCGCCACACAATGTAGATGAAAAATGAACGATGAAACAGAATGCTGCCTATGCGGCGAAACAATTGAAAATGGCAGTTATTGCGAGGATTGCCGTGACTCAGGTGACCTGGAAGACATTTTTGAGGAATTATTATGCTAATATCAATGAGACAATTTGCACGCATGGCCGGTATTAACCGGTACAGATTAGAGGTAATTTACGATATGCGACTGGTAAATGGGTTACCGGATAGATTTAAAGGGGATTGGAGAGGTTACAAGGTTTTTGGTGATCTCGCGGTAGAATTTCTCATAAAAAACGATCTCAAAACAGTTCGAACCACGTTTTACAAAAAACGCAACCCGAAACCGAAAAAATCCAAATATACACCAAGCATGCTGTTTTTGAAATCTATGGTAGATCGGACATATCACCAAAAACCCCACGAAACAGTAACACCCTATCGTGAAACGCTTGAGGAGCTACACACGGAATATAACAGGGCTGTCAACACTATTTCAGGGTTTTCAACGTATGGCGGCGAATTTAAACAGCCCCATACATTGGATTTTTCATTCGTATGAAATCGGCAATGGTTAGAGACGCGGAATGGCTGCTTGAAAATGGCCTAAAACACATTGATCCAGCTAGGTTTTGCGACTGGGTTACAAGGCTTTGGCATGACGGCATGTCTGAAAATGAGGCTAGGCTTTTTGTTTTAGAGCAAATGTTTAATGATTAGAATTGTAATATGCAACAGGAGTGAACGTGAACATATACTTAGCAATGAAACACCCTGAACACCCGTACCAGCACGGCACGCATACCGAAGCCGGCACAGTTGAGAAGGCTTTTTATGACCGAAAAGCCGCTCAATGTTTTGTTGACGATAAGAACACGCGTTCTTTAGCCAAATTATGGTCTGTGAAGGCTAAGAAGATTGATGGTGCATATGACAAAATAAAATTGAGGAAAACATGAATAAGGACCTTATTATTGAAGCGCTTGAGGCATTAATCGAAAAGAAAACGGCTGATATAGCGGAGATTTCTTTAGACAATAATTACCATTTCTCGGTATGGACTGCACTTATTGATTACATAGGCCAAAGAGGTGGCAAAAAAGAAATTAACGAAGCAACGGCCATGCTAAACGCTGACCATAAAAAACGACTGCAACGATATATAGATGAAAACGCTGCGTAATAACAGCGCATTAAATGACGGGGGTATACAATAATGACTATTGATTTCAACGATTGGGAATATCACAAAAACACACTAAAACCTATTTTCGGCAACCGAAAAAACTGGTATAGATTTTGTATTATCATGCAAAGATTGAGAATGAAAATAATGCTAGGTGTTACTATGTCGCGCTAGTAAATCCTGTTAAACAATAGGTAGCGCGGCGCCCTTTTAAACGCCATGACAGAGGGCGTTAATACTCTGTTATCTCCTAACTTGCCCGGTGTTATAACCGGGCTTTTTTTAACCCCATGGACAGCGCAATGAGTGAGAAATTAACAAAAACGGCACTAAAAAACGAATTGACGCGGCGTATAGATAGGTTTGAATCTATGTACCAATTCGGGGAAGGTAAGCCATGGCTTACACCCACGCCTGAAAACTCGCATTTATACGTAATGTATGGCCGATATTGCGCACTGAAAGAAATGCGGTGGCAAATTAAAAACGGGTTGTTTATCCATGGGTTCAGTTTATAATCTAAACTAAGAGTTATACACGAGGTTTAAGGAAATGCTTAGATATTTAATGAAACATACGTTTAGAGATAAATACAACGGCTGTGAAGGTGTTGATTATTACACGATTGATGGCGATGCAGAACAAGTTGAGCATAGACTGAGAAGCGGAGGACGTGACGAAGAAAGCCACGAACGACACGAGCTTATAAATGTGGAAGTTTTAGATGTATAACGCGAAATAGACACCTAATCGGTGTATAACAAATTATTATGTTTTTTGTACTGGATCAAAATGAATGGAATAGTAACCTGCGGACAATGCCGTCATTTTATCAGGCCTGAACCCAGATTCGAACCGAACAGCATGGGTTCGTGTGGGCTGTATGACGACTGGAGAGCCAAGTGGGGCGGTAAAACTATCCCGCTTCAGGCCGATAACCGGGTTAATGCTGAGCTGGGGAATAAGATGTTTTTTACGGATATTGAGCGGTATTGTACAAAATTTCATAGCTTGATATAATTAAACTGTTTTTGGTGTACCGAGTGCGAAACGTTAAACCAAAAACATTAGTTTTTATATTAAACCCCGTAACTTCATTGTTCGCACCAATGAGGCCGGGGTTTTTTATTGGGATTTGAAAATGAATAAGCAAGAATTAATTAGCAGGATAAATAAATCGAAATATTTAACAGCAAGTTGCTGGAGCACTTATCAGAAAGACGGAGATATCAATTGTATTTGGCTTCGCCCTAAAAATCATATGGGGCCATATTTTAATACATGGTGGGCCGATGATGAAAGATATGATCATACTCGAACATTATTCATAAAATGGCTAGATTCAGTTGGTTGGTGGATAGATATTGAAGATTACGGAACCTATATGCTAATCCATCAATGGAACAATAATGTATGAGCGGTTGGATTTGCTTACATCGAGAAATAACAGATCATTGGATATGGACTGATTCAGAAAAATTAAAAGCGTGGGTTGACATGATTCTGCTAGCGAATCACGAAGATAAAAAGTTTCTTATAAAAGGCCAATTATTAGAATGCAAAAGAGGTCAGCTTGCATATAGTCAGGAATCTTTAGGTGAGCGCTGGAAATGGACTCGAGGAAAAGTTAGAAATTTTTTAAATATTTTAGAAAAAGACTCAATGATTACGCACAAAAGCAACCATCTAACAACTATCATAACTATATGTAATTACAACAAATTCCAAGACAAACAACCAGATGAACAACCAGCTGAAAGCCAGCTGACCGACATCTCAACGCCAGCTGAAAGCCAGCTGACCGACACAAACAACAATGTAAACAACTATAACAACTATAACAATGAAAACAATAAATATATATATACTGAAAAATCTTCCCGAAAAGAAAAAAAACAAACAGAAATTGACTTACTGCATTCGGCCGGAATAGATGGAGAAATAGCAATTGATTTTATAACTCACAGAAAAGCTAAATCAGCCCCTATTACAAAAACGGTTATCGATGGTTATGCAAGAGAGGCTAAAAAAGCAAACATATCGCTAATCGATGCGGTACGGATTAGCATTGAACGTGGATGGAGAGGGTTTAAAGCGGATTGGTTAAAAGAGGAAGCGCCAGAACCAAAAAAACCACATAGGGTTATATGGCAATGAACAGAGAAACACTGGAATTAATCATTGTCGGTATTTTGTTGGCATTCCCGAACGAAGCAACAAAAATTGATTTAGAGATCGAAGATTTTGCAACCCATCCTTGGAAGTTAGTTTTTCAGGCTATCCGGTCTGTTTTATCTGCCGGCCTGGAAGTCGATGTTTTTTCCGTAAAGGAAAAGGTTGGCGATATAGTTGATTTGTCTGATTTGGCTTACGCTCAAAAAGACGCCGCCTCACCTGCAAACATTGGCCACTATGCGGGACTGTTAAAAAAATACGGGCGGGAAGAAAGACTAAAGATTTTGTGCGTTAAAACATTGACTGCCATTGAAGACAAAAAAGATGTTGATAAAATCAAGGGCCGGTTATTGACAAGACTGTCTGAGATAGACGAAAGAGAAGAGCGGCTAGATTTAACAATGAAAGACCTTTCCAGGCTTGCTGTTGATTATATTGAAACTGCACAGGAGGCTAGAGACAACGGCAAAACAATAGGGATTCCAACGGGGATTTATGAGGTAGATAAAAACTGCGGTGGCTTACATAACTCAAACCTTATCGTCGTAGGAGCAAGGCCTGGAATGGGAAAAACAGCTCTGGCATTGTCTTTGGCTGTCAATATGGGCAAAAAAGGCTTTAAAGTTGGGTTCGTCTCGACTGAAATGAGCGGAGTAGAAGTTGGCTTAAGGCTGATGTCGTTAATCTCAAATGTTCCATCAGAAAAACTACGGAATGCTAACCTGTCAGAACAGGACTACAGCAAGTTAATGCTGGCATCAGGGAAATTAAAAGATTTGCCGATAAGGGTTTTTGACAGGCCATCCTGCACGCTTTCTGACATTATGGTTCAAGCAAGAGCTTGGATGCTAACCGGCGGTGTTGATGTCCTGATGGTTGATTATCTGCAAAGACTGCAGTCAGACGTAAAACAAGATAGCCGCGTTCGTGAAGTTGGAAAATATGCTTCCGGATTAAAAACGGTGGCTAGAAGTATGAAAATCCCGGTTATAGCGCTATCGCAAATAAATCGATCCTCAACAAAAAGAGAGGAAAAAAGACCGACTATGTCCGATTTGCGGGATTCAGGAGAGATTGAGCAAGAAGCGGACATGGTATGGCTGCTTCACCGGGAATCTGTCTATGACGATAACGCAAACAAAGAAGACGCCGAAATTATTATAGACAAAAACAGACATGGCCCGATTGCGATGGTCAAAACATGCTGGAATCCTGAAATAATGAGATGGGGGAATAACGGTGATGATTATTATTAATTGTGCATAATAATATATCAGGAACCGCTTAAAAATGACCATGGTTAAACGAAAAATAAAAAGCAATGGTATTTGATAGGTAAGTATAAAAACTAACGTACATAGCAAAAATAATTGGTGAAAAATGACCACTCTATTCTTAAGAAAAATCCACAACGTTTTTATCCCAGCCGACGCAATAACGCAGGCTGAAATGGAAACCATGCACGATTGCGAATATAAAGCGGAAGTGACGAAGCCTAGAAATTATTCATTCCTTAAAAAATTTTTTGCTTTGGTGAAAGTAGCGTTCGACGCATGGGAAGGGCCGGTAACCGAATATAAGGGTATGCCCGTAGAAAAGAATTTGGAGCGATTTAGGAAGGATTTACTCATTATGGCTGGGTATGGCTACCCTGTTGTAAATATCGCCGGGAAAGTCGCATTTGAGGCCAAATCAATAGCATTCGGCAGTATGGATGAAGTGGAGTTTGAAGAATTGTACAGCAAGGTGATCGACGTGATTCTGGCCAATGTGCTGAATCACTACACGCGAGACGATTTAGATGTGATGGTCAACAATATATTGAGGTTTAGCTGATATGAAATATGCAGTGATGGTAAAAGAGTTTAGGCAAAAAATGATATGCCACCACGGTGAAATATGGGTAAAGGACAAGGATTATACAAACTACGTCAATATAGACGAACGCGGCGTCTGGGATACCAAAGAGGAAGCCGAACAGGCGAAATTATATGATGATGAAATAGTGGTGGGGGTTTAGATGATAAAAATATCAAGAAAGGAAATGACCCTGACAGAATATCTACGCACCTACAATAAATGGCGAAGAGGGGAATATGAAAATTATGAAATTCCTGATCCTAAAGAAGTTGGTGAGGCTATTGACGAAGTAATAGCGTTATTGGAGCAGCGCCGATATGCAGTAATGGTGGATGATTATGTTCAAGACGAAATGTGCAGCCCTTCTGAATCCTGGGTAAAATTGGGAGTATTCGCATTACGTTAATATAAACGAGCGTGGAGTTTGGGACGCCAAGAAGGCGGCGAGATAACATATACGTTTTGATTATGAAATAGTGGTGGAGCTATAAAATGCAAAAACGGAAACCTTACCGAAACAAAAAAATACTGGATCATGCAAAAGGGCAGGAATGTCAAATCAGGCTTCCGGGTTGCTTGCACAATACCGAAACAACAGTAGCTGCTCATATACATGCCTATGAATTCGGGCATGGTATGGGCCAGAAAGCGGATGATTTTGCCATAGCCTTCGTCTGTAGCAAGTGCCATTTGATACTAGACGGCGCGCATAATTTTGATGTCGACTGGCTTGAAGGCATGTTCCACAAAGCGAACACTCGAACAATTGGCATTTTGTTCAGGGACGGCATTATAAAATGAAGCACAAAAAATAAAATACCTCTTGACATTGCTATAAATTTATAATACTATAGCCACAAGCTATTAAACAGGAGGGGAAAATGAAAAGCGAAAGCATAGCCGAGCTGGCTAAAGCGCTAAGCAAAGCGCAAGGCGATTTTGATCATGCAAAAAAAGATTCAGCAGGCCCATTTGCAAAAAGCTTTTATGCTGACCTTGCAAATGTTATTGATGCGGCAAAAAAACCGCTAGCAGATAACGGACTTGCGGTAAGTCAACTTATTGTTGCCGATGAAAACGGTAACGTAAATTTGGAAACGATATTAATGCACGCTTCCGGGGAATGGATTAGTGGTACTTATCCGATTCGCCCCGTTAAAACTGATCCTCAATCCATGGGTTCAGCGATAACTTACGCAAGGCGCTATTCTTTTTCGGCTATTACCGGCATAGCGGCTGATGATGATGACGGAAATGAAGCCAGCAAGCCAAAACCTGATAGACAAAGAGTTGATAAGCCAATTGAGAAATCCTACTGGCCGGAATCTAAATTTAACGAAAAAAAGGAAGAATGGAAAGAAAAAGTGCTATCAGGCGAACGAACTGTAGAGCAATTATTGACTGTTATGCAAGTGCGTCATTTATTTACTGAGTCACAAAAGGGAGAGATTCAATCATGGGCACAATAGCTCAAGACCATAAATTGATGGTATCGGCGTCGAATTGTCATAGGATAATGACGTGCCTGGATAAAGATTGCCTTCCGCCAGGCGCGATATCATATATCAGCGATATGTTTAATCTGTCTGATGATGATTTCAAAAATACCTATATGTCGGACGACATGATAAACGGTGTTGAAAAAGAGCCGGAAGCACTTGACGCATTATCCGAATATTTGTGGCTTGATATACTATTCACTGGACACACACAAAAAAGGCTTTATGCCGGTAAAGATTATTATGATTTTTTATCCGCTCTACCTGACGGGATTATATGGTCACTTGATGATTTAATTTATAGTGTCGAAGTTAAATGTTTAAATGAAAAAAACCACCAATTTGTTTGTGAGAATATTACAGACGGTGATCGGCTTAAAAAACATGACTATAAAAAATATTGCCAAGTACAGACGCAAATGCTTTGTGTAGAAAAATCATATATACAAGATTCTGTAGGAATCATTGCCTTTTACAATGAAATTTGTGAACCCCCCCTGCACATTGTATGGGTTGATCCCGATCAAGAATGGCGCGATAGACTTCATTCCCGGCTGGGCTTAGCTAAAAAACTCTACCTGGAAATACAGGGCGAACCACAAAAACAGGTAATCCCATTAGCGCACGATACCGAAATAATAACGCCGGATATGGTTAGCTCACTGCTTAGTGATCCAAAGTTTTTAATGGAAATGGTTTATGATCATTTTGGCGTATCGATAGTTGACGGGCATTATACTGGCGGCGATATAATTGATTGCAGTACCAAGAAGGGCCGTGACCAGGCTATCAAGTTACGATCCAAAATAACCAAGGTCAGGACTGGCGCTGTTTCTATATCAAAAAAGCTGGTAGAAGAGTATAAGTTAAAATGCAAACAAGAGCTTGAATTCCGCAAAACCATTGAGGCCGACTGTAAAGCACTCAGTGATTATCTATGCCAAACCCTGAACGCATGGGAATCTGGGCAAAAGCAAAATGTTGAAGTAAAAAAAGAAATTAAAGAAGCAGTCAAGGAAGATAACGTAAAAAACGTACTAGACCCGATAAAAAATATGTTCGAAGCCGGTAAAATTGGCATAGCCGAGGCTTTAATGATGGCCTATCAAGCAGGATTGGACACATGAAAACAGATAAATCGAAATCGTTACACATAAGCGAAAAAACACATAATCGGCTAAAGTTGTACAGTGTTCACGCTGGTAAAACTATCGGAAAGTTGGTCGATGAGTTTATTGTTTTTTGCCTTGATCAACTTGATATTGAGGATAAGAAAAAATAAATGATTTGAATGACGGGTTATACATATTATGACTATTTATGAAAAACACATTTCTCACATTGAGGCTGTTAACAATGCCAAAACCGTCGAAGAACATGCGGCATTAGATTTGTACCTAAGCGCATGGTTAACTGGTGTCAGGGATGCTGGCGGAGTACTAAGCCATATTGCGGCAGACATGTTTTATTTAGATCAAGGAATTGACAGGCCAATGTGTGGCGGAATATGGCTGGATTGGAAGCCAGAAAAAACAGGTGTATAACGCAGAGCTAACCGGGCGCGGCCCGGAAAGCTAAACAATGAAACCGTACTATAACCGCGCTCCGGTTGAGCGCACTGTTAGGCTTGGAGAGTGAAATGTATATACCAGAACCTGGAACTATTACGCATGGGAAATATAGAGAGCTTAGCGAATCAATGGGTAATCTCAATGTTGGGGAATGTCTTACTGTACCAATTTCTTTAAGAAATGGTAAAGGGATAATATCTAAGCGACTAGGTATAAAAGTTAAAACAAGAAGAAATGGCGATAAATTAGATATTTATAGAGTTTCATAACGCAGAATTAACGCGCGCCCGCGAGGACGCTGAAAATTGCTGGAAGAAATATAACACGGCGTTAGGCGTGGAAATGAAAACAGAATTAAAAGTCACTTGTAAGAAGTGCGGCGGCGCGATGGCGCCCGGCAAAGCAATGCAGCAAACCTGGACAGGATCGCTAGACTTTCCTGATGAAAAGCATTACGTGACCATTTCGCCTGGCGGTAGCGGGAAGCTCATTGAATGCATGAAATGTAAAGGGTGCGGATGGAGCATGACTTTATAGGCGTACAACATACCAAATTGTAACCAATGACGATATTATCGATTGATCCCGGAATGAAATCAGGTGCCGCCATTTTCGACAACGGGCAATGTATATTTTTCAAAACATTGCGAGGGCCAGTCGAAACAATAGATTTTATTCGTGCGCAAAGCCCTGCTTTAGTTATATGCGAGGATAGTCGCCTTCAATCACATGTTTTTACCGCGCCAAGCCTCAACGCTCAGGCCAGATTGAAAGTAGCGAGGAATATAGGAATGGTAGATATGTGCTGTTATCTGATACAGGCCGCGTGCGAAAGATTGCAGATCGGATACCTGGCCGTATCGCCAAAAGGGAAAGGGGGAAAGCTTGATTCAAAAAGCCTTCAAAAATTAACGGGTATCACATTATCAACTAACCAGCATGAGCGAGATGCTATCGTTTTAGGCTGGCCGTATCGTAATGAAAAAATGGTGGAACATGATCGAATTTGTTGAGGCTTTAAGCGCATTATCGTGGCCTGGCGCTTTTGTTTTGGGGTGCATGTTTTTAGCGATTACCGTTATTGGCTATACATATTTTAAGTGATGATGCAAACTTCAAAATCAGTTATTCGTTGGATGTGCCAATCTTGTGATTGGATAGGCGATGATGCAGAATTGCTGCGCGCACCAAGCCCGTTTGACGCGGAAGATACCATTGTCGGATGCCCTAAGTGCAAGGCTGTAGACGATTTTAAAAGCGCCTGTGATGAACCAGGCTGCGGACAAGACGCGACATGTGGATTTCCAGCGCCTGGCGGATACCGGCGCACATGCGGAAAGCACATGCAAAATCAATGGCCCGGTGAAGTGTGCAGAGGTCATAACGCAAAGCTACCCGGGCGCGGCGCGAATGATTGAATAATGAGTTCTATGTCATGTGCGAGCAGAAATGCACCCGTAATGGCCGGACACCGGGAAATTGGATACTTGGGATCGGCTGAGAGTATGCCGACAAATACCCGGCCACATGACGCCTAACGCAATAATTAACGTGTCCGCACGATGCGATCTGAACAAAACCTCTGAGATTTCCCGGCTCAGCGCTGAATAATGGGTTATACATTTAAATTAAAATAGGATAAACTGAAAATGAAGATGCTGACAATTGAAATGCCGGACGGAAGCAAATGGGGCGTGCCTGTGGAGGTTATTGCACGGAGCCGCGCCGCGCACTACGCGCACGAATTCGACGGCGATGTGGAGCGCTCGATGGCTGAGGACACGATGCCGCTGTTTAATAGCGATCACTACGAAATTGAAGACTGGGCGGCCAACAACATGAACTGGAGCGGCGTGTCGGAGCAAGCGAAGAAGCTGCAAGACGCGCCAGCGCCTGACTTTCAAGAGGCATGGATAAATGGCAAAAAGGCGGTAATCGAACAGGATGATTTATGAAAAAGAAAAGACCGAGACAGCGAAAACTTAGAAAATGTGAGCGAGGGATTAAAACAAAATCTTTCAATCGCGGATGCCGATATGTAATGACAAATAACGGTCTTCTGCCTCGAATGTGGGCTACTGGTAATTGATGTATAACGCAGAATTAACGCGCGCCCACGACGAACTTTAAACAAAGCCGCGATGCTTCTGGGCGTCGCGTTGAATGACGGGTTATGCGTGAAAACTTTGGAGATCATAATGGGTGATACATGCGACATGGTAATCATTGAAACAGCCGACTTTGATATTTTGTGGGAATGCTCTGAATGCAAGACAGAACACAAGGCGACGAAGAAGTTCGAGAAGAATAAGGTATGTCCGAAGTGCGGGAAAGAGATTGCGAATTGGATTGGCTTGGATGAATATGACTTATAACGCAGAATTAACCAGACCGCCCGCTGGATTTAAAACAACACCACGACTCGCGGCGGCGGGTCTGGTTGAATGACGGGTTATACGATGTTTCATATTAGAAAAAACAAATATGGCAGGGCTTTTTGTCAGCCTAAAAGAGGTTTATCCATCTTTTCTATGTACTTTCGAGGATGGAGATCTTTCGGCTTGGGCGGATGGTGGAGCAAACCAAGCAAAAACCAGGGGCTAATTGAAAAAAACATGACGCATAACGCAGAATTAAGTCGCGCCGGTAGTGCGCCAAACGAAACCGCTGGCGTTAACAGCGTCGGCCTTGAATGACGGGTTATACATGACAGAACAAATCAGCCATTGGCAATTGCAAATAAGCGATCCGCAACGGTCATATAAAAGCACAAAAGATATTCATGTGCTTGCCCCAGAAATGATAGATGCGGTTAAAAAAGTTGGCGAACTATATCCAAATGCTAGGATTTTTAATTGCATCCACAAAGGCACGTTTGAAGGCGACTTGTATGTGCGTCCTAAAAACGTTATTCGTGAGCAAGATAATGTATAACGCCGTGTTGATCGGCACGCCGCCGCACGGAACTTTAACCGCGCAAATGCGCTAAATGGCGGCTTGTCCGCTTGAACTAAGAGTTATACAACAATGATAAAGCTACTGCACGGTGATTGTAGGAAGTTTTTGTTTGATGGCACGATTGACCCGGATAGTATTGACTTAACCGTGACCTCTCCGCCTTATGACAATTTTAGAACTTACAACAATTCTTCCTCCTGGGGATGGGCTGAATTTAGTGCGGTTGCTGCCGGATTGTGGAGAGTAACAAAACCCGGCGGCGTTGTGGTTTGGGTGGTTGGTGATGCCACCATAAAAGGTAGTGAGACCGGAACCAGCTTTGAACAGGCTTTAGCCTTTAAGAAAATGGGCTTTAACTTGCATGATACTATGATATATGAAAAAGGAGTAGTAGCTTTCCCTGAGAGCGTGAGATACAACAATAAAATGGAATATATGTACGTTTTTAGTAAGGGGAAACCAATCACCTTTAACGGTATAAAAGATCATAAAAATGTGTCGGCTGGTCGTAAAGTTACAGGCTATGACCGGACAAAAGAAGGAGGGCAGAAAATAAGATCGGGTGCTGGAAATATTTACCCTGATAATTCATTAAGGGGCAACGTCTGGAAAATGTGGAACCAAAGCCGAGGCGAACATACCCGACATCCTGCTACATTTCCTGAACAATTAGCACAAGATCACATAGTCACATGGAGTAACGAAGGCGACACTGTGTTTGATCCTTTTGTTGGCAGTGGCACAACTGGAAAGATGGCAAAACAACTAAATCGCAAATTCATAGGCGTTGAAATAGACACAGAGTATTTCAAAATAGCCAGTGAGCGAATTGGTGTATAACGCAGAGCTAACCGGGCGCGGCCCGAATGGAGTTTGAACATGACAAAGAACCAAATGGCCGCGCTCCGGTTGAGCGTTGAGTTAGACGTAGGATATTTTAATGAGACAAGAAATTGAAGACCCACGCGAATGGCGCGTAAGCATGAGCGGCTTTAGCATCAAGACCGGATGGGGCGACGAGAAAAAGATAATAGCCTCCTATCCTGGCAAGGCTCAGCCCCTAGATGGTGATAAATTTCAGGAATGGCTAGAGACCGCAGAACATATCTGCCAATTGCACAATGCGACTTTGACGCCTAACGCAGAATTAACGCGCGTCCGTGAGGACGCTTAACAATGCCGCGATGCTTCCAGGCGTCGCGGTTGAATGACCTGTTATACATTTTAGGTAATTTATGAACGCTATTGAAGAATTAAAGTTGGCAAGCGAAGAAGTTGCAAGGCAGAGAAAGTTGATTGAGTTAGAAATGGAAGAAAAAGGAAATAAAGGAAAATTATGGCAAAACGGCATGTGTAAAGCATGGCCTGATTACGAGAAGGCAATATCTAGGCAAGCGCAATTAAGAGAATTGCACGGTGTATAACGCTTAATATACACCTAATCGGTGTATAATATGTCAACTTATGAAATAACGATGTTCCCGAAACGAATTTCGGGAACGCCGGTTATCTTGCTTATTTAATTATGCTTCAGGTGGTGAAACAATATCCGGGTTCAGCTCATCAATTGATGTGTTAGCTGCGGCGGCTTGGGCAAGCGCCGTAGTGTTCGCCATCAATGATGCTTTCAAGGCGTCCAGGGCAGTTAAATCAATAGATCCCTGTGAATCAACCAAAGCCTTTACTTCGGCAAAGATTTTTTCGATTTGGGTTTGAATGCTCGAAATCAAAGACGTATTGCCTTCAATTTCAACTGCTAATTCTGCTATTTTTGCGTCAAATTCAGCTTGTGTTGCCATTACAATTTCCTCTAAGTGTTTAAGTTTAAGTAAGATTTCGCTTAGTTTTTCATCATTAGCATGGATGTTAATCGTAAATAGGCTCATTTTGTTAGTTCCATCACGCATTTGTTATACTCAATAACCGCCTCTTTCAGGTCGATTAAAAAGTGTGGTAAACATTCAGCCGTACAGGGGAAAGTCCGCCCCTTTAGTATATCCTCTCCGACAATTCTACCCGCTACGTGCGCAATATTTCCGGCGGCCAATAGTGCTTTATGCTGATTTTCTGTCATTTAGATGCCTGGATAACTCGCTTTTTTTTTATATCATTAACGTGGTGTGTCAGTCGTTCTATTTTTTCATCAACGATTTTCTTTTCGACCTCAACCACGCGCTCTGAAACTGATTTTATTGCGTCATTGACATAGTTAATGTCATTGGCGTTTTTTAACGCCGTGTCTCTGACTTCGGTGTATTGAATTAACGCCGTGGTTCCTACCGCAATAGCGGACGATGCGGCAACCGTACCGATCCGGTTCCAAAATGCGAGTTTGCCGTTTATTTTAGTTTGTGCTACGGCTTCCTCAAGTTTATCCTGCGTGTATTTTCTTTCGTGCGCTCTGAACTGCTCATTTAGCAGGTGTAATTCCGCTGCTATTTGGTTATCTGATCGGGCTATGCTGTCTTTCTGATCGTTCAGGATATTAACAATGTCACGTATGGCATTGTTAATGTTTTTCATGAAGATCGCTAGAACTTTCGTTTCTTCATTGACCGAAGTTCGGATGACCTTGTCAAGATCATCGTCCACCATGTCATTTATTCTTCTTCTGTTCTCTGTCATTGCGCGGCGCCGTCCATAGGTTTATCGGTGGAAATGTCAACGCAGGCCACGTTATCGGTTTTACATAGGGATGTGATCCAGTCATAGGCGGTGTCTGCATAAAGACCTACTGAGTCGGCTCTATAGGCATCGGATATAATGAATTCCGTAAATTCTCTTGAAAGCTCGGATTCGTTAATGGCTTCTTCAATAACGACACCGGCACCGTTATTTTTGGGCACTGGGCTTTGACAAACCTTTCGTTTGCGCACCCCACTATTAAGCAGCTTAAGATTATCAGCATGTAACGCGTTAATTTCATTCTCATGGCTCCTATTGATCATGTCAATCCGTTGAGAGAGATTATTGTATTTTGCAGTTTCTTCCATTGTTTTCCGTGTTGCTTCCTTCTGTTCAGCATCATATTTTATTTGCCATGCCTGATCGGCGCGGCGATATCCGTCATATTCAAGCGCGCCTATAACCGCGCCAATCAATAGCACGATACCTAGAAACTTAGCCGCTTGAATGTACGGGTGATCATGTCTTGCGCTTTTAAGCTTATCATGCAACATAAAACCAACCTTGAACACTATCGCGATAAAAATCAATGTGAACAGAAACTGAGCTATTTTTACTGAATAAAAAACCAATGTGCCGACAATGTACCCGAATAAATACATGGCTTCAATCATAACAAGAACAGCTCGTGTTCTAATTTGCGCTGCATAACAAGTTTGTTTAAAGGAATAGCTTGATCATAAATATACCTGCTAAAGCTGTTAGCAACGCCCTTCAAATTGTTTTTGACCAATTCGCGCTTCATTGCCGATAATTTAAATCGCCATAGGCCTTCGCAGTATATAAACGATACCAGCGAGTCAAACTGGTTTTGATTCAATTCAAACCCTTTAAGGTTTTCTTCTGCAAAATGCAAATCTTTTATTAGCAAATCAGTTGCTTCGTCTTCCGTTATCCCATCAGGATAACTTTCGTCACATACATGCCCATAACCTATTTTTTCTTGACCTTTAGAATTAAAAAAGGACTTTTCCCTGAAAGGGACGAACATTTTAATTAGTTTAATTCCATTTTCTGAAGTTTTCATAATGTAACCCCGTTTGCAACGATTGGCTTCTTCGATAAGTCCCAATTGCCACATTTTAACATATCCTTAAAACACCGAGTACGATAAGTGCAGTTCCGCAATAGTTCATTAGTATGATTCACAAACCAGGCGTGACGAGTCTCTACATACTGTTGAAGCCATTTTTGTTCTTCGCCGCCATTGATCGGAACGGCTTCGGGGAATTGCCTTCTTAAATGGACGGGAACCGCCCCGGAATGAATAAACGAATCATACACGACAAGCAGCGCAAGTGCTGAAGTAAATCCATTCTCATTGCACCATTTCTTCGCGGGCTCATAATAATAACGGTCGAATATTAAATCCTGGCATTCGCGCATTTTCGGATCATTCAATCCGGCAAATCTAAGTGCGGCCTTAAAATTTTTATTATCAGCCAATGTCCATTTTCCTATTTGGTCAATACCCTTGGCTATCTCAGCCCGGTAAATGCCGTTCGCATTTTTATACAGGAGAAGCAGTTCTTTGAGCCTGCCAAACTCCGTTACTTGCGCCTTTCCATAGGTTACTTGCCGCTGTTTACCTGGCCCGTCTGGCAAGATAGTAACTTGGTGGTAGACCCCCTCTTTTTTTCCTGTTTCAAAACAGTTTATAACTTTATCGATTATGTCTTTTTGTTCGGGTGAAATTCTCATCTTTATTAAATAGCAATAGAATCACGGAAATGAACAGTATAGCGGGCCATAATACAAAAATTTTGAATAGATAGAATGTAATTTCACTCATTCTTTGTTCGCCGCATATTTGAAATTAAAAGCTACGGCGTTAATGTATTGACGGAATTTGCCAAGAAAAGAACCATCCGGCGCGGGGGGGAAGAACGCGGCGATAATGGCCGAAAACCCGACGACCTTGGGCGCTAAATCAGTGAGCGCGTCGATTGTATTGGATACTACGTCGATAATCTCAATTAAGTTCATTATTTACCTCTTTGATAGTCACTACCTGCCCGGATTTCATTTTGAATAAATCAGCCAATTTGTCTTTAACAAGGGAAGTGTAAACAATTCTTTCACCTTCTTTTATTTCTATCAGTATTTGTTTATCGCTTGGGACATACGCTTCGACGACTATCTCTGTTTCGTTCATGATCTATTTTCCTGTATGGCAATAGTTAATAAATCGCTGCCACCATGCTTTAATTTCTTCAAGTTTGGCTAGACGTTGTTTCTGATAGGCAAGTGATCGTTCTGTTTGTGCAATGAAGTTTTTTGTCCAGGTTATCTCATGTTCCACTATGCCATTTTCTGGATCGTGCCACGGCGCTCTACATCTAAGTCTAGTCATTCAATATCACCGATCAGAAAAAGCATAAGCAAGGCGGCGGCTACCAATGGCGTCATTGATAGGAGTATGCTGGTTGTAAAGTCGTAGATTATCATGCGTGTGCAGTCTCCTTAAGTTCGCGAAGTCGGAACATCAGAAGTAAAACAGCCAGTACAATGATTGATGGTAAGACTAAGATTGATGCAACAAGTTTATAAATCATAAGGAGACTCCTGGAAGGAATCTGATGTTGGTTAGTTGATGTTAGGGTGTTGATGGCAAGCTTGGCGTTCCATTCGGGTAAGCTGAGAATCTATATTGTGGCTGTGGCAATCCCACATCTCTGTACACCGTTGCAGACTTACTTCCTCCTGTGCTATTAAGACA